AGACTAATTTTCCTAAAGCTGGTGATGATGAAAAAATATCATTAAGAAATTCTAATTATCCAAGATTTCCTTTAGATTTTGCAATAGCGATGAAGGATAATACACCTAAGATATGGGGAGCTGGTGGTAATATCGAAGGCAATAGATCTTTTAGATTATTAAGAGATCATATTGAAAATGATAATGATTCAGAAACAATATTAAAAAAAATAAAAGAACGTGAAGCGTGGGCAAGCCGTCATATTGAGGACGGAAATCAATTTGCAAGTGGTAACAAAGAGCCTAATTTATCTAATGTTGGTGGTATTGTTGCACAAATTAAGTGGTTAGTTGTTAATCCAAAGTTAGGCGTTCAAGGTATGAAGGACGTTATTTTAGAATTAACAAAAAAATTAGAAGGTCGTAAAGACGAAGATAAAGAAGATGAAAAAGATAGACAAGTTTCAGCAAGCGTTGAAAAAGGTCTAAGAAACAAGGTTGACCAACATAACGAACAAGTTAAGGATTCAAAGAAGTCTTGGAATCCAAGAGTTACTTTTGCGAAAGCTGAGAAAGTATTTTTACGTGGGATCGGAGCTTATAAAACGAACCCAAGCTCAGTAAGACCAAACGTATCGTCACCTGAACAATGGGCGTACGCCAGGTTAAATTCGTTTTTATTTGCATTAAGAACTGGCAGATTTCAAGGTGGTAAACATGATTTAGACTTGTTACCTGAAGGTCACCCGTTTAGATCTACTGAGGAAAAAGGAATTATGAATAAAATAAATAGACACATACAAGAAATTAAAGAGGACGAGGAGTCAGTAACTATCAAATTTGCTAAAAAGCAAGATGATATGGAAGAACGAGAAAAAGATAAAGAAGAAAAAGAAAAAGATACAGACGAAGAAAAAATGGAAATGGATCAGGAAGAAGAAAAAGCTGGTCACGAAGAAGATGAAAAAACTAAAGCGGGTCATAAAGAAGATGAAGAAAAATCATATCACGATGACGATGAAAAAAAAGCTTCAGATGAATATTCGGATTCTGAAAACGAAGATGACGAAGATGAAGATGAAGATAATAACTCTCAAAAAGAAATCGCTCAAAAGTATTATCAATTGGATAGTAAAAAATTATATCGGTCTTTAAATATTGCTAAGAAAAATATTGACGAAGATAAAAGAACAATTGAGTTTTCTTATATGTCGGCTGAACCAGTTGAAAGAGATTTTGGTATGGAGTCGATTGACGTAGATAAAGCAGATACATCATTTATAAATAGTGGAAATGCGCCATTGTTATTAGACCATGACGCTAAATCACAAATAGGAATTATTGAAGGTACTAAGGTTGTCGATGGTAAAGGACGAGCTATCGCAAGATTCGGAAAATCTCAGCTTGCAACTGAAGTCTTTAATGATGTCAAGGACGGCATAAGAAAGAATATTTCTGTTGGCTACTTGATTAAAGAAATGGATAAAGTCGAAGATCAAGACGAAGAAAAATCCGATGGAAAGGATTTTTTCAAAGTTAAGATTCAGCCTTTAGAAATTTCAATGGTGTCTGTACCCGCAGACGTGAACGTGGGTATTGGACGAAATTTAACTTCACGTATAACAATAAAAGAGGACAACATGGACAAAGCAAAAGATGTTGCCAAAAAAGTTGAAGTTAATCCTGACGAAATCAGAAAAGCTGAGTTAGGTAGAATTAGAGAAATCGAAGCTATCGCAACAAAGCATAACAAAAGAGATTTCGGTAATGAAGCTATCAAAAGCGGAGTTTCCGTTGCTGAATTCAAAGGGTTAATGCTAGACAAAATTGGCACAGACAAGCCTTTAGAAAATGATCCAACTTCAATTGGATTATCTAATAAAGAGCAAAAAAGATACTCTATTGCAAAAAGCATAAGAGCGTCTTTATCAAATGATTGGTCTAGTGCGGGATTCGAAAGAGAAGTTTCAAAAGAAATTGAGAAACAATCGGGTAGAACTGCAAGAGGCTTTTATGTTCCTGGCGATGTTTTCAAAAGAGATCTTACACAAGGTACGGCAAGTGCGGGTGGACACGTAACACCTGACGTACATAGAGGGGATCTTTTTATAGACGCGTTAAGAGGACAATCAGTAGTACAACAAGCGGGCGCAACTATCTTTAGAGGTCTTAAAGGTGATATTAAAATCCCAAGACTAACAACTAAGGGAACGGTTGGGTTTGTAGCTGAAAATTCGGCTGTAAGTGAAACGAACCAAGCTTTCGATCAAGTAACAATGACAGAAAGAACTCTTGGCGGTTTCGTTGATTTATCAAGAGTATTGATAAACAATGCAGATCCTTCAATTGAAACAATCGTAAGAAACGATATGACACAACAAATCGGTTTAAAAATCGATGAAGTTGCTTTTGAAGGTGGAGCTTCAAACGAGCCTACTGGTATTACTCAAACAAGTGGTATTGGTGACGTAGCCATCGGTACTAATGGTGGAGCGATTACTTATGACGCAACAATCGACATGATTAAAGAAGTCGCTCAGGATAACGCTTTAGCTGGAAGCTTAGCATACGCTTTCACGCCTGAAGTAGTTTATCAAATGAGAAAAACACCAAAAGTATCTTCAACTGACTCCGTTATGATTATGGACAATGCAGATCAATTAAATGGTTACAGAGTCTTTCAATCAAGTCAGTTACCTAAAGATCTAACAAAAGGAAGTTTATCAAGTACGGCTCACGCTGGAATATTTGGTAACTTTGCAGATCTTTTAGTTGGTTACTATTCAGGATTAGATGTATTAGTCGATCCTTATACTGGTTCAAGTGCTGGAACGGTTAGACTAAACTTCTTTACTGGTATGGACGTAGCTGTTAGACACGCAGAATCTTTCTGTGCGATCTTAGACATAGACGAAACAGCGTAATAATAACAATTAGCCTGGCGGTCTAAAAAACCGCCAGGTTCTCATAATGAAAAAAAATAAAAAAAAAGATTTAGGTAAAACAAAAAAATTAACTAATAGAGCAATAGGTTTAAGAAACTCATTTATTAAATTTATAAAAAGAAATGGAATATCCAGCTCACATACTAATCAAAGGTAAAAAGTATAAGCTTATTCCAATCGATAAAAAATTAGCAGATAAAAAACAAATAGACGGGGAAGTAGATTTTGAAAGTCAAGAGATCTTAATTAACAAAGATATTGACCATGAAAATATATTAATTACTTTACTACACGAAATCTTTCATGTGATTGTGTATAATGGAAAATTAAAGTTATCACTAAAACGTGAAGAAAAATATGTTGATTTATTTAGTAAAGAATTAGTTAAGATCTTACAAAATAAAAAAAACAAAAAATTAAACTTATTAATAAGAGATTTATTATGATTAAAAAATTTTTTAAAAACATCATTTGTAGAATATTATGTATTAAACAATGTATGTGTTCACAAAAGAAAAAGTAAATAATTATGGCGGTTGAAACAGATAGCATAAGAGATATTTATTTTAACAATAATGAATTTTCTGAGAACGCAACAATCACGCCTTCAGGTGGATCTTCAAGTGTTATTAAAGTAATTTTTGATAGACCCGATGAAACACTAGGATTAGGTGAAGCTGGTATTACAAGTCATCGTCCAAGAATAATGGTAAAAACTTCAGATATATCTAGCCTGGCGCATGGTGATTCTGTTGTTGTAAATTCAACTAATTATACAATTGCAGAAATACTAAGGGACGGAACGGGAATAGCTGAAATATTTTTAGAAACAAATTAAAATGGCACATCAACGTAAAACAATCAGGGACGCTGTTATTACAAGTTTAACTGGATTATCAACAACTGGATCTAGGGTTTTTAATAGTAGAGTTTATCCAAATGAGGAAAGTAAATTACCATGTTTAAATGTTTTTACTTTATCTGAGGCTGTCGAATTAGATAGTGTCAAATCAACAATAAGAAGCCTGGAGCTGGTGGTTGAAGGGTTTGCAAGTGCAAATAGCAATATAGAAAATACCTTAGATACCATCGCAACTGAGGTTGAAGAAGCTCTAGGAAGTGACACATCTTTAAGTAATACGTGTCAATCACATAATATTACAAATACTGAAATTACCTTAGCAAATGAGGGATCGTTACCAATTGGTGTTGTACGGCTGGTTTTTAACGTAATTTATCGTACTACGCAAGCTGACGTGGAAACACAAATTTAAGGCTTGACCAATTAACTAATAATTATAGGAAGGTACACATGGCAACTATATCAGGAAATAACGGAACTATTTTTGTGGGTTCAGGTCAAGTGGCTGAAGTTAAATCTTTTAGTTTAACTCAATCAAATGACGCAATCGAAACAACTCAAATGGGAAATAGTTTTAAATCTTTTAAACCAGGTTTATCGGAAGCTTCAGGTGACATCACTTGTCATTTAGACGTGACAGATACAGATGGACAACAAGCATTATCGGTTGGAGCTGAAGTTACTTTAGATCTAAGACCCGATGGTGATACTGCGGGAAATCCTAAGTTTACTTTAACAGCTATTGTAAACAATGTAGCGATTTCACAAACTATCAATGAGGTTGTTGAAAGATCGTTTAGTTTTACTGCTTCAGGTGGAGTAACACAAAGTACAATATAATAATATATGTCAGTAATTGACAACGCCACAAATCATTTTAAAGAGCAAGAAAATCGAATCATTGAAGTAAAAGAGTGGAACGCTAAATTTTTAATTAAGCCAATGACTCTTGATGAACAAAGACGTTTACTTGATAAAACAAAAACGAATCAAGTAGAGGCTATGGTCGATTTAATTGTTATGAAATGCTTAAATGAAGATGGCACAAAAGCTTTTAAATTAGAGGATAAAAAAAAGCTAATGACCGAAGCAGATCCAAATGTAGTTGTTGACCTAGTTAATAAAATTGGCGTTACTACGACAATCGAAGATCAAAAAAAAAGTTAATACAAGACATCGATTATTATAATATTTTTCAATTGGCTGAAGCTTTGCATAAGTCAGTTGCAGAAATAAAACAAATGTCGGTCGATGAATACTATGGTTGGCTTGCATATTTTGATATAAGAAACAATAAATTAAAATTAAAACATAAATAATATGGCACAAAAAAACTTAAAATTTCAAATATCAGCCGTTGATAGAACCAAAAAAGCTTTTGGAGCTGTCAAAAAAGGTTTAGGTGGATTAACTAAAGCTGTATTTAATTTTAAAACAGCCTTAGTTGGAGCTGTTGGTATTGGTGGTTTAGGAATTTTAATAAAAAATTCCTTAGAAGCAACCGATCGTATAGGTAAATTATCAGGTGTCTTAGGTATAAGCACAAAAGATTTACAAACATTTAAACTTGCTTCTCAAATAGGTGGATTAGAACTTGAAACTTTTGCAAAAGGTGTAAGAAGATTTACAGATAATATAGGTGACTTTGCAGATGGAGTTGGTGAGGCTAAAGTTACTTTTGAAAAATTAGGTATTACTCAGGCTGATATTTTACCAATACAAAATGACCAGGTTGCTTTATTAGGTTTAGTTGCAGACGCTTTAAATAAAGTTGAAGATGGAGCTATAAAAACAAAATTTGCAATTGAAATATTTGGTGGTCGAGGTGCAGAATTAATAAATATATTAGGTGGTGGATCTGAAGCTCTTAGAGAATTTTCTAAAGAGTCAACAAGGTTCGGTGCTTTAAGTGAGGC